TCGGTGCTAAATACCTTGCTTTCAATATATCTGGCTGCTTTGATCTGCTGCACATCATAGACAAATCGGTATCGTTTGCCGTTTACTTCCGTATACTTAACAGGCTTACCTTCTATTTTATCGTCTAAAAAGCTAAGTGTTGCCCTTAGATTATTGAATTGCTGAATAGATAGGCTATCGACCTGGGTGTCTGTTAGGTTGTAGATTATACCTACAAGCTTACTCTCTACGTCTAAGTTAGTCCAATCCTTTTCAGGCTTAGTAACTATTGGGTAAATTTGTTGGTACTGCCAAATCGTTAATTCGTTCCAAGTCATTTGTTTTCTTTTTTGTCTTGTTCTAACATCTTGTTGCTTTGATCTATTAATCTAACCCATACTATTGAGATAAGGGTTGCTGAGATTAAAGAACATATTATTGCTACTATCATTTCGTTTGGTTGTACATATCCCTAACTTCAATTATAGCTAAAAGTACTATAATTATTGCGAATGGTAAAAGTATCATTTTAATTGTTTTATAATATATACAAGATGCCCACCAATGTAAGCTACTGCAAACAAAGGTAAGCAAATTGCAAAGAAGTATAATATTTTTATTACTTTAGAGATACGGCTACTGAGGTTGTGCTACTTTTGGCAGGTGGGTAAACTTTGGTAACCTCGCCAGTAACTCCGTTTATAATATCAAGTCCTTGATGTGGCACCTTCTTTAAGAACTCTTCCATATCCTTTTTGGCTTTAGCTGCGCTATTGTACTCGGTCATTATTTCCTCGTATTGTGGGCTTTCGCATTTGCTATAATCGTACTTAACTCCGACCTCGCGAATGTTGAACTTGGCACTCATATACTCAAAGTCCTTGCCATTAAGAACGGCTGCTTGTAATACCGCATCTTTGTAGTCCTTGTTTGCCTTTAGGGTTTCGAGCATATCCTCTAAGGCTTTAACTTGTAGATGTGTTTTTAACGGATCAAGTTCCCCTGCGTTTAAGCGTTCAATTAATTGATAGGTAAACTCAGTCCTTTGCTCTTTTGTTGTTTCGAAGATTTGTTGTAGTTCCATTTTATATTGTTTCTGGTTTGTAATTATCAATGTCAAAAAAGCCGATTTCTGACTTATGTTCTGGTTTCCTTAATCTACGCTTTGCCGGTTCGTAACCCTTCTCGTTGCAGTAGGTAAGTATCTCAAGGTAAGTAGCATCAATGTTACTCATCATTATGCTTATCGGCTCACTTGCGTAATATTTGTCTATGTATTCTTTTGCGCTTTGTGTCATTGTGTTTAATTAAATAGTCAGTTAATGCTGCCATTACAAAACCTGTTGCAATTAGCAGAAGGCAAATAGTGTAAATCATTTTGAGTAGATGTCTTGTAATTGTCCAATAAGGTAACAAGCTACTAAAAATACGGCTAAAAGTTGTGCGGTTTCTTTTTTCATTGTGTTTGTGTTTAGTTGATTAAATTGTGCGTTGGTCAGTCGCACCCCTGGTTTATTTTTAATTATACATTAAAGGATTTTCTTTATAGTTGTAAACTTCCGGGTTTAATACTGCTGACAATTTCCAAATAATACGATTTGCCTCGCCTTTTGTATATTCACACTTAGTTGTTAATTGTAACAATTCTAATGACTTAATTACTAATTCTAAATCATCATTTCCAATTACTAATTTTGAGTAGTTTAAATTTTCCATTGTGTTTTGTGTTTGTGGTTAATTGATATATCAAATATACAACCTTTACACATTCAACAATCAAATGGGTAAACTTTTTTTTAAAATTGTGATGAGCGGTAAATATCAAGGATAAGCGGTAATTATAGGAAGGCGTACCTACCCGTGCCACGTTTAAGGCTGAAGTTCTGCCAAGCCAAAGCCAAAGCCATTACGGCATCATCGTGAAAGCCTGAAGGTGCCGAGTACTTTACCCCGGTTGCCGTGTATTGATACTCAAATACTTCTAACTCCTGGCTTATTATCCCTTCAGGATAGCCTATCTTCCCTTGATGTATGGCAGCCTGTAAGCCTTCCATTAGTTGCTGCTTACTTGAACTTGTAAACTTTAAGCCTTGTATCATTACCCCTTCTCTTTGTAGGTCTTCGAGTATCGGGTCGCCAACCCCCGTAGAATCGACAAGGATAGGGCATTTTGGCAGCCTAAGGATAGTTTGCTTGGTATTATGCCAATCCATTTGGAAGCGGTCAAAATAAGCCACATTCCCGTCTTCGTCTAAGCCTACAATAACTGTCCAATCGACTGACTTAGCTAAGTCAATCCCATAAGTTACTACCGGCATTGTAGTTACTGGGTGTAAGCACTTACGAATATGTTGGCTACCAAAAGGGTTTGCTGCGTTCTCAGCAGGGTTTGCCATATACTCCTGCTCAAATACAACCTCTGGCAGTTGCTTACGAGCATCGTCTATTTCGTTTGGATCAATATAAGGATTATCGTATGTAGTAAACTTAAAGCTTTGCCAATCGGGTTCAGCTTTGCTAAACAAACTAAAAAAGTAGTTTTTACCTTTAGGGGTGCTTAAGAATATAGCTTTACCCTTATAGTCCGTTAAGGTAGGTCTTATTGAATTTAGCCACCCGTCTTCAAGGTTAGGTATAAACGAAGCCTCGTCTATTATAACCAGGTTAAACTTGCGCCCTCTTAAGTTATCTAAGCGCTCCCCCGTAAAGAACTCCACCTTGCCACCATTCGGGAAGCTGATATTTAAGTCCGATTTGTTATTAGGGAACGGAAGGCTATTGCATAACTTCTCAAAGAATACCTTTGCCAATTTATAGGTAGGGGTTATGTAAGCAACCTGACCACCTTTGATTGCGGTTGTAATACATTTGATCTGGCTTAACTCCGATTTCCCAAACCTTCGACCGCACATAACAACTATGTACCTGGCCTCGCACTCAAGTATCTTCTTTTGGTTTATATGTCCGTTAGGTAGTTCTATCCGCATTAAAGAATTGTCTTGCCGTCTACAAATACTATCTCAATTCTGTTATCTGTTTGAATATCCATTTGTTCTTTAGGCTTACCATAAACACGGGTTAGCAAAGTTTCTAAACTATAAAGGCTGCCCTTCTCTAAGCTCTTACGCATAGCTGCTGCAATCGTCTTTTCAAGTATAGTTGCCTTCGGGTTATCCCATACTGTTTTTAGTTCGTCTAAGTCCATTGACATCATAGCTTGTATGGTATCGTTTATCTCAGCAAGTTTATAGCCTTGCTCTTTGAGTAGGCTTACATACTTACGAGGTCTGCCGTTTGGGTTTCTTATCTCGCCTTTCTGTACTGGTTTCAAATTATGTTCGTTTGCCATATCTTCTTATTTATCTCTTTGTTATTACAAAGGTAACCCGTTCTTTTTAATAACTAATGTCGGGTCAAGTTTACGCATCCTATCTACTATCACTTGGCAATATTTAGGGTCAAGTTCCATTCCGTAGCACTTCCTTTTTAATTGATGTGAAGCTACCATTGTTGAGCCTGAACCTAAAAATAAATCTAAAACATTCATTCCTTGTTTGCTTGAATTATTTAAAGCATTCTCAATTAAAGGAATAGGTTTCATTGTTGGGTGCAAATCATTTTTTAATGTCCTTTGAAATTCCCAAATATCTTCTTGCTTGTATCTTTCTCCATAAAATGAATTTTCAGGGCATCCGTAAACTATTGGTTCATATCTGCTTTTGTAATCTTTGCCACTTAAAGTTGCTTGATTTTTTTTCCAGATAATAATTGACTTCCAACTAAAACCCATTTCTTTTAAAGGGGTTAATAATAAATCTAATTTCAAATCGCAAAAACTAAAATACCAAGCACCTTTATTAAATAAAGTAACATTTGATAAAACTTCCTTCATAAATTCAATAAATTCATCATCAGGCATTGAATCGTTTTTAATCTTATCGTGCTTTGCATTTGCTCCTTTATGCCCTAATATTTCAATCCCGTCTTTGGTTGTGTTTGATAATTCTTGACCTTTAAAATCTACATTGTAAGGAGGGTCAGTAAACACCATATCAGCCTTTTGTCCGTTCATTAAATTTGCTACTTGGTCGCTATCCGTACTATCCCCACAAAGCAATCTGTGTTCTCCTATCTCAAATAAATCTCCTAATACTATATCCGTTTCAATGCCCCCGTCTGGAACTGCAAAGTCATCTTCCTCAGCTTCTAATACTTCCGCATCAAAGCCAGGTATATCTAACCCCCAATCTTGTAGCTGCTCTGCATCCCAATTATTTGCAAGGTCGTTCCAATCCCACTCGCCATAGCCTACGTTATCTTTTACTATAAATTCCTTTTGCTGCTGCTCGGTTAATTCACTTGCTTTAATGATTGGTATCTCTTTAAGTCCTGCTTCCTTACAAGCCTTAAGTCGCATATTGCCACCAAGCACAACCATATCGTCATTAACTACAATAGGTCTTAGTTTTAGCATTTGGGGGAACTCGTTAATTGATTTTACGAGCTTTGCAAACTTATCGTCCTTGATTATTCTGGGATTGTTTGGGTTTGCTTTTACTGTGTTGATTGGTACGTTTTGTATCATAGTATTCCGTTTATTATATCGTTAGCTTCGTCTATTGCATCTTCTTGGTCTAAGTAAGTATCTACGTCTGCTATATGCTTATTGATTAAAGTTTCTGCCATAGCATAAGTATAATGTCCTATCGTGGTCATATCGTCTCCGTCTTTGCCAGTTTTACATACTGCTAAGAAATATACTTTATGTGTAAGAAGTAACCATATAGCTCTTAATTTTCTCATCTTCCTTGCCCTCTATATGCTTTTTCTCTTGGCGTGTGCTTGTTATAGGACTTCTTTGCAGAACCTCTTTTGCGTTTGCCAAAGCTAATTTTGTTCTTATTCTCGTTACCTTTTGCCATTTGGTATATTCTTTAAATGTATTTCAAATATTTCTTCTTTAGTCCATCTATTCTTAAAGTCATAATCGTAATGGCACTCTCTACACATAGCACATAAATTAGTTATATGGTCTTGCAGTTGTTTTCTTTTACTGCCAAACTTTGACCTTGCAACTATGTGTGCTATATCTACTGCCACTTTACCACACACTTCGCAAAAAATGGTATCTGACGAATCAAAGCCCATTCCTTGCAAATAGTTTAAAGTGTGTCTTTGCATAGCTTCCCCATTAAATTTTCCGTTGATTAATAAATAAAAAATTTAAGTATGCAAATTATTTTTTGTCTATTTCCTTTAGTTTATTAATTGCCCATTCTACACCAGAAGTTCCACCCCAAGCGTCCCACATTAAACCGCCACAACCTTCGCTATAAGGAACGTCTTTATGTTGCTGATGTCTTTTAAAGGAAGCCATACGAGCAATCGTATCTCTACTAATTGGCTCACGATTTGCCAACTGTCTTGCTCTTGCTTTACCTGTTGCTTCACCGCAAGAACCCCAACCATTTTTCTCAGCCCATTCTATTGCCCTCTTTGCGTTGTTAGTTGCTGACTCAGGATAGTCGGTATAGCTTTCAGCAAATTTACCACCTGCAAGAATAGCTTTCCAAACCTTCATAGCTTTTTCCTCGGTATCGTAAATGCAAGACCCGTTTCCAATCCGGTATTTGCCATTAGAGGCGCACTTTATTACTGGCATAGTTTACTATAAATATACTTTCGGTCTAAATTTATCTCGTCAAAGTTATACTTCTTTTGGCAGAACTCAAATAACTTTTGTCCGCTTTCCTTTCGCATATCCGCATCACTTACTAAATCTTTGATGTGTTTGTACCAATCCTTCTGACTTTTAACGTAATGTACTGGCATATCTAAATAAGGGTTAACATAGCTAACTATGGCAGGGTTCTTTTTAGCAGCCGTTTCTAATACCTTTAGATTTGACTTCATAGCGTTGAACTTGTTATCTACAAGTGGGATAACTGAAATGTCTGAGTCCGTATAAGCACCCATATATTCTGTAACCCTTGCATAGTTATAGATCGTGGGATTAAGCTTTAGTCCGCAAGTAAAAGCATCAATCATTTTATCCCATATAGGTTTCTCCCCGTCATTGTAACCTGCTATAACAGTTCTAATATTCATACCTTGTAACCTTTTAAAAGGTTGCCTTAGTATTTCAATATCCCTTTCGTGCGTTCCGCTACCTGACCAAAACAATCTAACCTTGTAATCTTCGGTCTTGTTATCCTGGAACTGCTCTTGCCCGTAGGGTAAAGCGTTTGGTAATATGTGAACGTTCTTATTGTATATGTTTATCTCACTTGCTAACCTTTCGTGAGTGCAGGTGCATAGGTCTGCTATCTTTAAGTAATCGGTAATTAGTTTAGGTATATTGTTAAGCTTATATCTTAAATACAATAAATGGCTTTCGTTTAGTTCCCAATGGTCATCGTTATCGACTACTAATTTAAAGCCGTACTTAGTGCGCCAGGTGTCCATTTGCTTGGCATCTATCTCATTAAGCATTCTATTCATTAACACAATATCCCAACCTTGCTCTAATAACTCGTCATTAAGTACATCTGTTATAAGTGCGTACTCTTTTTCTAAGTGTACTATCGGCATCATAATTCTATGCAGTCCTACACCTGAGTTGGCAGAAGTTATACAAAGTATTCGCATCTTATATTCTTTTGGTTGTGATAGATGTCTTGGTATTTTTCCCACACGCTTTGCGCCCGTGCCAAGCTTTCGTCTTTCATTCGTCTGTAATCTGTTCCATTACCGACATCGTGTCCTATGTGTTCTGACCTCATATCCGGAAGGTAGTAATTAGTAAAGCCTGATATTGTTGCTCGTTCTCCGTAATCTCTGTCTTGCATTCCGTATGGATCGTACTCAGTATTGTAACCGCCAACTGCATCTATAAGTTCACGGGTAATAAAGTTATCGCCAAATGGTGTATGCGTTTTATGTACCCCGTCTACTATTGGGGGCAAATCTTCTACACAATGTATTCCAATTATGCCTGTCTTCTCTATTTGTTGAGAAAACATAACCCATTTTGACAACCAATTCTCAGGCAGTAATATGTCATTGGCTAATAAACAAACTGCATCATAGTTTTGCGTTATGCGTAACCCTGCATTAACTCCGGCTGCTATGCCTCTCTTTTCTTTTGATAAGTCATAACCGGCAAACGGGTAGTTAAAAGTTTCGTGCGTGTCGCTTCCGTTATCTATTAAGAAGCAGTCCGCATTATAACCAGAGTTAAAAAAGTTTTGGTTAATTACACGCTGCGTTAAATCGTGTCTGTTTTGTGCAAGTAATAAAATAGCTACTTTCATTATCTTATGTTTGAGCCTATTTCCCTTGCCGGTACTCCTGCATATTTAGTATTTGGTTTTGCATCTCCTTTTAAGAAGGCACTTGCTCCTACCATACAATTCTCCCCTACGTTTGCAAACTGATGCAGAACTGCATTAAGTCCTATATTAGCACCTTGATCTACAATAGAATGCCCACCTATTTTTGCTCCGCAACTTATTGTTACATTATCTAAGATTGTGCAATCGTGTCCTATGTGTGCGTGTTTCATTATAAAACAATTATTGCCAATAAAGGTATCAATCTCGGTTCCTGCGTCTATTGTTACAAGACCTGTAATAACATTGTTATCGCCTATGTATACTTTGCCTTTTTCTTTATTCCAGAACTTTTTATGCTCTGCTTTGTCTCCGATAATACAATAAGGACCAATGTAGTTTCCGTCTCCGATAATTACGTTATCGCCAATGATAGCGGTGGGGTGGATAAAGTTAGCCATTCTTTTTTTTATTTTTGGGTTTAGGTTGTTCTTCGTACCAAGTATACAAGCGTTTAATCATATCAAAAATACAATGGCTGCACCATACTGTTAATATGAAATCTGCACTCATATACTTGCGATAAATATGCTCGTACATTTTTAAGATGTCTAAGTCGATATTTCGCACATAGCCATTCTGTACTGTATGCCAATTACCAATGTGTTGATCTAAAAAGTTGCGGTGTTCTATTTCCATAAGTTCCACATAAGTTTTGAAAGTAAAGGTGCTAACACTCCTGGTATAAATACAAACGCAATAATATCAGTACATATTGCAGGTAGTAAATATAAAATCAAACCTGTCCAAGCTGCTAAACAACTCGTGCAACTAAAAGGCTTAAAATCTAAATACCATTTTCTATGGAATTGGTGTATCTCTACAAAGAATATTGCAAAGCATATCGCTGCTATAATTATCATTTGCGTAATTGTTTTTTAAGTTCACGTTTAGTTAATTTAAGTTCCCTATGTATTGACATATAAGGTATGCCTGTAACCCTACTAAGTTCTTTAGCGTTGCAGTTGTGCTTTATAGCATAAACTCTTAATAGTTCCGCTTTATACCAATGCATCTTTGACAACTCGTCTTCTACTTTGTTTAGTAAATCTTCGTCCCTATCGTGTACTATTAATTCAACCTCTAAAGGTTTTCGGTATGTTCTATAAAATTGGCTTGTATTACTCTGCATCATATTAATCATAGTTCTAACTAAGTAAAACTTTAATACGTTCCGGGTGCGCATATCAATTAAACGCTCCTCGTCCATTTCGCATAGTACTTTAAATATTTCGCTTCTTAAATCTTCTCGTAAATCTTCAGGCTGCATTTTATCTATTGCTTCCTTAAGTTCTCGGCTCTCCCAAAGTTCTAATATGATGCTATTCTTGTTCATATTCTTTTAAGGTTAGTTTGCCGTTGTCTTCGGTTGCTATGTAACAAAAACAATTTGCCGTCTTTGCTAAGTTTAAAAATGCTATTTGGTAGCTGCTTAGTTTATCGCCTATTGCTTTGGTCTCGCAATAAACCGCTACTCCTGTTTGTGTATGAAAACCTACTATATCTGGAACTCCTTTTAGACCTATGAAGGTTCGACCTCTAACCGCAAGATTATTGTTACGCCATACAAAGCACCCATTTTTATTTAAGGTCTTTATAGCTTCTTTGGTTAATTCGTTTGCGGTCATAAAGCAAAAATATACTAAAGTTCTTGATATTGACAAATACTTTTAAAAATCTGATAAGCTACCTGAGGCACTACTGCATTCCCGTATGCTTTTATACTTTCTTTTCTCCATTTAGAAAAGCTAATTCCGTCCAGTTCTCTGGGAACCCCATCATCTCCGCTACAAATCGGGGATTGAGTTGGAAACCCTGTCCAGCCATTTGACGTAAAGTGTTTTGTAATACTACTCCCTTTTCTTTGTGTCTCTGTCTCGCCTTCTCTAAAGCTTCCTGACTTTTTGGAGTATTCCAATCGAAACTGTTTGGAGTCGGTAGCATTCCCAATGCTAATGCTCTTGTCAATGTTATTGAGTGCATTGATCCTTCCTTTACTTGTGTTGATTTCATTGTTGCTGTTGCGTTTGTTTGATCCATAGCTGTTGGAGTAGGCAATAAACCATATCCGGTCTCTTCGGTGTGGTGCGTTGAGGGCTGCAGCTGGAAGTAAAAACGGCAAGACTTCGTAGCCTTGAGTTTCCAAGTCAGACTGCACCTCGTCGAATACCATTCCCCCGTTCCAATTAGTAAGTCCGCGAACGTTCTCGCCCACAACCCAACTTGGTTGAATTTCCCGAATTGCTCTAAGCATTTCCGGCCAGAGGTGTCTCTCATCTTCTTTGCCAAGTCGCTTTCCTGCACTTGAGTAGGGTTGGCAAGGGAAGCCACCACTAATGATGTCGATTGTTCCTCTGTGAATAGTGAAATCTGTTTTTGTGATGTCATTGTAAGATATTGAATTTGGGAAGTGATGTTTTAAAACTTTTTGACCAAAGGGGTTCCATTCACAATGAAATACGTTTTCCCAACCGCACCATTCGGCAGCTAAATCAAAGCCACCTATTCCGCTAAATAAACTGCCGTGTCTCATTTGAATGTTGTTTTGTTTTGTTTAATTTGTTCCTCAAAAAATAAAGCTACTGCAACTGCTCGTGCCTGGTTCTTTAGCCATTGTTCAGTCCATTCGTCCCGGTACTGCTTTGCGCTTATGATGTCCATTTTATTAGCCTTGTAAGTAATAATCTCCATTAGTTTCTTTTTAGCAAGTGCGCCATCTTCTTTTGTCCATACCTTGATGCCCGTGCTATTAAGCTTTGTAAATACGCTTAGTGGGTTAAACAACCTGTCAAAAGTTCGGTTTTCTAAAAGCTTATATTCTTGGTAAGAGTAATCAATTATCTCTAAATCGGTTAAGTGCGGTATTGCTTCAACTCGTTCTTGTGGCATCATTTTTCTTACTTCGTTTGCTTTTTTCTTGTACCTATCCATTACCTGACTAAAGTATGCAGGACTAAAGTTCTGGTAGTGGTCTATAAAGTCATTGGCTACCATTTGCTTAAACGCTACTTTAACTTCGTTTATTGTAAAGTTCCCGTACTCAGTTCTTATCCAATCTTCAAGGATTGCCAACTTAACATCTCCAGGATTGTTAATACCTACAAGCTGCATAAGGTAAATAAGGTTCTGCTTAAATATGGTAGAGTTTATGTTCCTCATTCGTTCCCCCGAAAAGGCGGTCATAATCTCCTGCTCCATAGGAAGTAGAGTGGATATAGTTGTAGTTTTTAAGGTTTTCGAGTTCGTTTTTATCAAGCTTTCGTTGATTGTTTGTAGTTCCTTTTGCATATTGTTTAGAGTTTATTAACCAAGTATTTGCTGCGTGTGTCCAACTTTTCATAGGGTTTTTCCCTACTTTCCAACCATTACTTTCATAGTAATTTACAAATTTTTCAGCTTCAATCTTTGCTTGATCTGTTCCTATCCGGATTGACATATATTCGTAAACTTGTTCAAAACTACATTTACTTTTATTAGTATTAATATCTTTATTTATATTTTCATTTACATTTTCCATATGGGAGTCCATATGGTGTTGCATATGCGTTTCATATGGGGGTTCATATGAGGGTTTGTCTTTAGGTTTCATATTGTTTCGCCTTGACTCAGTAAAGGTTTTACGCTTTTCTTTTTCAACATCAAGCCTGACATTGTACCATAAACCTTCGTTATCCTGAATAAACTTGCATTTAACTTGATCCCACAAGTGACCAACCGTATGTTGTATCATATGAGTGTTCATATGCCCTCGGTTAAACTGAAGCATAAGCAAGTCCATATATGCTCCCTTCTCTTCAAATGTCATTCCCATAGTGCCACTTACATAGTCACCGGGATAAAATAAAAACGCTGGGTCTTTTGCCATAAAAAAAATAAACCCCGATAGCTGCGAACTACCAGGGTTATTATTATTTAACCACTAAACACATAGGCGGTTCGCAGTTCGTCTATGTGTCTTTTTGCAAATATAAACTAATTTTCCGTAATTTCAATCTTTTGGCAAATTCTTTTTAATTTGTCCTTAAACCAATCTTCCGTGTCAATTAGGTTGTTTGCTTGTTTGATATTGTGAATTGCGGTGGTATGGTCTTTAGTGCCAGTATATGCGCTTATCTCTTTAAGGTTCAATTTAGTGTACCTTCTGAGTAAGTAAGCAGCAGCCTTGCGACCAAAGGTGGTTCTTAAACTCCTATCCCTTCTTGATATATCGCATTCAAATACCTCTTCAACTAATTTAACGATGCTTCTCGCACCTATATCCGCACCTAAAGGCTCGTTGTCTTCTAAGCCTAACAACCCTAACTGCGACATCATTTCGTGCAATTTAACGTGGGTGTTACGTTGAGCATAGTATAATTCCTTTAGTTGTCTTATTGAAACATCTCTATTTTTAGTTAGCATAATTAAAACGGCAATCCTTCCGTGTCTTCTTTAGGTTTGAAATCATTTAAATAAATCTTGTAATCTGGTTGCTTATCCTCTGTCTTGTAAGCATTAACCCACATTGAATATTTAACATCATTGATTGTAAAATTAATTACTTCTCCTTTAGTGGTTTGCTTTTTCCAACCGCCAGTACTCCATTTTTTTTGTTCCATTTTTTACTTTTTTATTAGTGAATATTTACTTACAAATTTAGGTTGTTTCTTATTACCTACGTTAATTAAATCGGATTGTATCTTATATCCTTTGCGTTTTAATTCAAAGATAACTGCCGATAATCTCAGGCTATTAAATTTCGTTAGAGCCTGGATTGGTGTCAATGTTTTGCCCGAAAGCAAGTGGTTCAAGATTTGTTGTTTCTGTGTCATTGTTATTGATTGGGTTAAAAAATACAGGTTTGTCTAATTTGTTTTCATACTTTTTAATAAAGGCTAATAAGTCCTCGTATGCCTCTTCGTTATACCAAGCGTAATGGTAAACTTCAGCTAACAATATTTGCCTTTCAAATGGTAACAGTTCTTTCATTAACTTTTCTTTATTGTTTCTTTGATCTTATTAAATTCCTCTAAGGTCTTGATAGCTTTGATTTTCTCGATAGCCTTATACTTTTGTTCCTGAGTAAACTTTGTCTTATCAAGTGCTTCAATTAAGAACGCCTTTTGCCCTTCGCTTACTTCGTCTTTATGCTCATTAGTAGCATCTGCATCTTTGGTATCGTCTATGGCAAACAGTCCGTTAAGTGCGTACTTCCTGGCATAGCTACTTGCTGCTCCGGTAATTTGCGAAGCGTCCATTCCTTTTTTGTTTTCCTCTTCACGAGCAAGACCGGTGCAAGTAATGTTATCTTCTCCGTTACTTAAACAAGCCGTAGCCTTTACATAAACTCTACCGCCTACTTCTATTACTTCGTCGCTTAACATTAAAGCGTAGCCGTACTTATGGCAGATAGGTTTTGCAGCTTCGATAATATCTTCTGCACTTCGGTACTTGTATTTAGCAAAAGCATTAAATTGGTTCTTAGGTGCTTTTAATTCCTGTTGTATTTTTATTAGGCTCATAATTAATAATTTAAAGTTAAGACAATTCTTACGTTTCCTTTTCTACAAAGAAACCAATTATTTTCTTTATCATAATCAAACTCATACCCTAATACATTTAAATCATTCATTAAGGAACTTGTTACCCACCCTTGTAGTATTATGTCGCAAGATTGAACTTGTATACAATAAAATTTGTTTAAATTTATACCTAAGTTTAATAAGTTTTGTATTTGATTATCCATTGTTATTTGTTTTGAGTGTCTATTGAATAGTGTTCTAAAATTTCGATAATAGGTTCTTGTCTTTTCTTTAGGCTTAAAAAATACTCGTAAGCCTGAGAATATTCCAAGTACATACTTGCGCTATCATATTTGTTATCTACTAAAGTATAATAAAAAATAGTGCCGTCTGGCTTAGTTTCTTTTACAAATTCAATCTTCATATAATTCGTTTTTTAAAAGTTCAAGTTCTGCATTGTTTTCAACCCAACGAGTGAAGGTGTAATCATCATCTTCGTAATCGTAGTTTTTAGGCAGTAATTTTGGATCGTACGGGTTTTGTGTACTGCTCCCGTCTTGCAGTAAGATAGTGCCAAATCTCTCGAATTGGAACTTCTGGTAGTTGGTTAAATGTGTCATTTTGTGTTTTGTTTCAACAAAGATAACACTTTACACAATACAAAGTGCAAAACTTTAAAATTTATTTTTGTAACCTTGTTGCAAATAATGGGTTTTACATAGGACAAAAACACGAGTTAATGTGCATTTTATCGCACATTATGTAAAGAAAAGGTACGTTATGATGTAAAATGTTATCATTAAGCGCATCATATTGCACTTTAGATTGTGCTATTTATACGTATAGTTGTACTTAAATACGTACAAAAGTGAGGGTAAAAGTTGCCAAAGTCAGAAGTAAAATGCAGCCAAAAGTAGTAGTATTACTACCTTTTATAGTAACTTTTGGAAGTAAAGTTTGTCAGAACCCCCGTATGAATACTCCGGTAGGTAAAGCCTAAACCCACACGAAATAAGGTTATTAGCTGAAGGGAAGTTGTCTAAGGTAGTGTAAGTAATAGCTATATGGCAAAAAGTAGATGCAGCCTTTAACCTGGTTTTAATCATTCGTCTTTGTATGCCCTGCCCTCTATGTGATTTCTTAACCCACGCCCTGTTAAAAATGCAAATGCCTTTAGAATAAATTGATCCGCAATAAGCAACTATTTCGCCTTCGTAAAGCATAACCCACCACTCCCGGTTAAACTGGAACTCGTCTCCGCAACCCTTAAAGTTTGGGTTTGTGTAATCTAATTCTCTAAGTTGCTCGTAGGTTTCACGATCTAATATATTGCCGAAGCTAAATATCTTTTTGAGGCGCATTGTGTATAGTTTCAAGTTTAGTCAAATACAGGATTGCATCTTGTAATTCTTGCTTCAAATGTGTTATCCATTCGCCTGTAGATAAATCTTCACGATCCATTGTGCAGTTGTACTTCTTTTTACCTACTTGCTCACGGCTGCGCATATCTTCAATAACTAAGCTAAGTATTTTACTATCCATTTATTTGTCTGTTTTGCTATGTATCTTAAAACAAGTTTTACACTTGTATTGTATTTTCTTTACTCCGGTTGCGGTTGTCCTACGAAGTGAAATAATTAGATCGTCGCTCCCACATTCAGGGCAAGAGCCTCTGTCTTGTCCGAAGATAACTCCGTAATGTGTTTTTGGTTCTATGTGGTTTTTAAGTGCGTTAAATACTTGCTCTAATAATACTACGTCCTTCTGGCAGTACTTAATCATTTTAGCCATAGCTACTTTATCCTTATGCAGAACAATGTCTTTCCATAAACTATATTCTGTTTTGATCTTAGTGCCAATACCTAAATAGTCAGCTATGTAATTAAGTTTGTTGCTATTAAATCTAAACTTTTGCCTTGCTACCTTTAGCGTGTCGATAGTAACGTAAGAAGGGAACATATCTATTCCGTGAAATAAGCACCTGGTTCTTACCCACGGCAAATCAAACTTATCGCCATTATGTCCTACTAACTCAGATGCCGTGTTTGCTACTTCTACAAACTTTTGCAACATCTTTTTGTCGCATTGTTTACTATCCCATTCCAAATGGTAAACTTCTTTTTCGTCTTCCCACTTATAACAGATGCAAATAATAGCACGTTCTTTGATAATGCTTTCAGTAGAGATGTTTAACTTGTAACCTGCGCTCCAAAAGAAACCTATGTTGGGCGACGATTCCAAATCGAAATAGAGGCGTTTGCGTTTTGATTTTAGCATTGTTTATTTTTGGCTGAATTTATCTATAGTTGTAGTACCCATAGCAGCTATGCAAATAACCATTACGGCATCTACAAGCTTATCCGAAGGGGCAATCTCTTGATGTGTAAAGCTATTAGCTAATAAGGTAATGCAGATAAATAAAGCCGATAGTAAAGCAATCACTCGCTTAGTAGATACCGAACCCCTTTCGTCTGCTAATAAATTGGCTAACCATTTCATAGTATTTATTTTATTTTAGTAAAGAATTGAATAAAGCGAATTTTGTTAATCTGTCTTCAAGTCCGTGAGTTCCCCCATTGATGCGCTTTGTAAGAGCAATTACATCTTCTTTGTCAGCACCGCCATCGCAAATTTTCCATAGATTGTTTCTCTCAAAAAAGAATGCAGCCGACATCAAAGGGTATTTTGTAGCAACTAAATCTGGGTTAGCTAAAATATCATCTGCAACCGATTTGTCAAACTGCGTGTAATTATCTTTACCCGTTAATTGAATATAGCCGCGACCTCTAAATTTCCACCCGTCCCCACTTGCTTCGTCTCCGTTACCCATTCTTGAACTGTAAACTCTATTGGCTATCTTCTCAGGCTTCCTTTCAAAAGCAAGTGCAGAAGCATCGTCTTTAAAATACTTGCCAAAAATAGACCTTAGACCTTTAGCACTATAGTTAAGATTTTCCGTAAATACTTTGAAGTTTCCGCTTTCGTGTGCGCATTGAGATAAAAAATGTGCTAACCTAATATTACTATTCAAGCCAAACTTTGCTTCAATATCTGGTATTTGTTCTAATACATTTGCAGGTATCTTTGTCTTAATTGCTTCTAAATTCATTTTAATTTATTTGAGAGTATAAAAATAATGTTAGCATAGCGAATAGAACTGAGTTAAGCCTGTGAAGTTTTATTTCAAAATCTACTGCTTTTTCGTATTGCTCATAAATAGCTATGTTTTTATAATACCTATTGCGATAATCGTTTAACGTATCGTTTACTATTTTATTGCGTTGGGTAAGGGTATCTTTTAAAGTAAGTAAGTCAATGCGAAGGCTATCCCTTGTTTTGATGTTTGCCCTTAGTAAGCTATCAATACGGGCTTCTCTTAATGTAACTAAATTGCTCACGCTATCAAACGCAGCGTTTATCTTTTCGCCTTCTGCTTTACTAATAACAATCTTATCTTCGCCACCTATCTTCTTAACGTATTGGGCGAAGCTGAAACTTGGTGCTATTAGTATCAACAGAATTAGCAGAGTCCAATTTAGCCTTAACTTCATTTAGTTCCGTTTTTAATTCTTTTACTTCTTGCTTTAAAGTAACAATAGTTTTTACTGTCTTAGTAATTACCTTCTTGTTATCCTCAGATGCCACACCCTGCACCGCTTCACTTTGCACCTGGCTTTGTTTTACTTTGTCTTGCAACTCTTTGATCTGGTTATCGGTTTTAGTTCCGCAACCTATCAATACAACAAGTAATAAATAGCGCATTACTTAAAGCTTTTAAGTGCCTTTAGGTCTACTGCCATTTCCAAACGAGCCGTACTTGCTGCGTTGCTGCTATCACTTTTGCGCACCATTTCATACAAAGCCCCTATCTTATCGTCTTGCTTTTCGTTACGCTTTGCATTGTCTATATACAAGTAACTAATACCGCATATACATAAAAACAACATACCGACAACTGGGTTCTTGCTGAACTCTTTGAATGAAATCGGTAACGGGTTAGTCGATACGTTTACGCTTCTTGCTGCTTTTGCCATATTATTTTCTTTTCCAAAAGAATAAGATTAGCGTAATTATCAATATAAGCGCGATTAGAGCCTTATAAAATTCGCTAAAGGACTTATCCTTAGTTTTAGTTATCTTCGAAATTTGGGTACTTTCTGTGCGATTGAGAGCCATTGAGTCCGTTTTGGTCTGCTTACTATCTGTCTGCTTCTCTTTTGTACCCCTTGTATATGTCTCGGTGTACTTAGGAATTGTTATCATACTATCCTTAGTAACCCACAAAGTATCGTAGTAAGTAATGGTTTTGGTAAAATACTCTTCCTTTTCTACTATTTTAGTTACGCTATCTAAAACGATAACACGCACCGAGTCAAATGTTTTAACAACTGTGCTATCTAATTTATCGGTAGCCTTCTTAACTGAGGCGCACGAAGTAAGTAATAAGGCTAAAAGTATTAATCTCATTTAAGCTTTTTGGTCATTTTGTAATAGTAACGGATAGCCATACCACCAGAAACAATAGCCACCAAACTCGCAATCAATGTGAATAGTGGTTGAATATTTGTAATGCTAATTGTAGCACTAATTAAAGATACGATTGTTGATTGGTCTGCTTGGTGGTTATTTCCCATTATAGTTCTTCTTCTTCTTGTTTGTTAAATTCTACGCCAGTAACCCAATCTTGTAAGAAAGTAAAGTCCTCAAGGTTTGCCGGGTTCACTACGTTAATTATTTGAAAATCAAATTCTTTATCATTTAAGGCTTCAATATCTTTAGTCAGCTTCTTGATGCCTTCTTTAGAAAATTTGTACTCTCCTTTGTCCGTAAGCAATAAACAATCCTTTTCGTCGGTACTCGCATTATCTAAACGTAAAATCTCAACTTCGGCTTGGTATGCTTCGTGATGTGGTTTTACTTTGTTGTAAATCTGGACTAACTTTTTTTGTGTCTTTGTTTCAGAGTTACCGATTACGGCATTGATGCTGCTTACTAATTGTAATAGTTGTTTGTACTTCATACGTTGTTTTTTATTTGTAAAGATATATTAAGGATTTTGAAACGGCAAAGGCAAAGATATAATCTTAGGATTGATTTGATCTGCAATCTGGCTATCTAAATTCTCGTCTAAAGATACTTGGTCAAGTCCTGCTTCTAACCAACCGCATACCATTTCGTAGGTAACTTGGTCATAAGGTACGAAGTCCGCAGGGTTAGGAGACGGAACGCTTAACGTACCATAAACCTCTGCAAAGTATGTTTTATCGTTTTCTACTTGCTCTGCTTGGTATCTCCAATGTATTACGCAGATAACGTCTGTTAAACCTTCTGCGTCAGTTGGGTAAGAGTCCATTGAACTCACGACCCATGAATAATTTGTTGTTGCCATTTTTCTATTTTTTATTGTTTATGATATTCCCATTTAAATCCGTAGGCTTGCTTGTATTTACCATTGCAGCAATTTGATATATTACCTTGACTAAATAAAGTTTCTCTTTGAACTTGTCTTGCCGAATCCCAAATCTTTATTAATTCTCCATTTAAACTTAATTGAACTATTTTAATGGATTTTGCATCTACCACATTTTTAGACTGTTTTTTGCCAATTTTCAATATAGACATATTTTTTTTTGTTTCTTCCGTATGTTTATGTCCTTCTTTTCCAATTCTAGATTTATAATATTCTTTTAACTTATAACTGTTTCTTGCTTTATTTAAGTATTCTTTAGTTAATTCTTCAGACCTATTTTTCATCATTTCTTTAGTTTTGATAGAAATTTTTCTTTTAGTATCTTCAGAATGCCTAAAGCCTAAAATACCATCTCCCCCATCTGTAATATTTACTAAAGTCCCTGTTTTATTATTACGTTTACCATATAATTTAATAAACTCTTTTTCTTTTTTTGCCGCTTCTTCCCAAGTTAAATCATAAAACAAAATTTCAACATTGTATTCTGTTTTTGCTACAACATTATACCAAAATTTATTTCTTTTTGTTTTTTCATATGCCCTTTTTAAATGTGCGCCTATACCTATATAAAAAGGCTCATTTTTGTCAAGTCTAATATGCCTGTATACGTATGCCATTTAATTTAATTAAACCTACTTATGTCTTACTACCCATTTGTAAGTTGTTGCCATTTATTTATTTTTTAAAGTGTCTAATTCTGCTTTTAATTCTTGAATTGCCTTAATATATACTGCGTGTAATTGGTCATAATTAATACCCATTTTATTTGTAGAAGGTGTTGTAAATACGGCTTCAGGTATTATTGCTTTCATTTCTTGTGCTATATTACCATTTTGTCTGCCTTCTCCATAATTCTTATAGCCATCAATAAAATCAAACCATACAGGGTTCATTTTAAGTATTTCATTTAAACCATAACCAATACTACTAATATTTTGTTTTACTGATATATCCGAAACAGGTGCTGATAAATTACCACTTGCATCTGCTAATACTGCTCTACTTCCTGTTCCTGCTAAATTACTAAAGGTTACTGCTCCACCAACTAACAATGTTCCTTGTATGTAAGCAGTACCATTTACAGATAGCAAATATCCAAAGTCAGACGTAAGACCCACAAGCAAATTTCCCGCACTACTTATGCGCATACGTTCGGCTGCGGCTGTACCAAAATTTAAAGAATCAGCACTATGTCCATATTCTACAAATCCTCTATATGTTTCATTACCAGTTGTACCATCTGCAAAATATATTCCCCCATAAGATGTATTTCCAGAAGCAATAGTCATTCCTTTATTACCACTTGTTGTTCCAATTACTAATGTATTTGCAGCAGAACTATAACTATCTGGATTTGTGTTACCTATACCTACGTTACCAGCGTTGCCTGTTATTGTCATTCTCGTTGCTAATGGTACAGCATCACTAGGAGAACCTGTGTTAAAATCCAAATCAACTATGTCGTTAGCTGCATTATTTACCCTTCTACCTGTTATGGAAGCGTAATTTATGTAACTGCCTGCACTATTTTGTTGTGCTAATAAAATACCACCACCAGCACCAGTAGCTGGATTTGTGCCTGTCCCGACAATTCTAATCACTCCATTAGTAATAGGGGTAGCAGAAACAGCACTTAAAATATCTAACTTGTTTGAAGGACTACTTGTACCTATACCTACGTTACCGCCTAAAGGTTGTAACAATAAATTATATGCAGTAGTATTACCATCAGTTCTTTGACTTTGTAAGTATGTGTTGCCATTGGTTAAAACATCTCCTGCTAAACCATATACCCCACCATTCATTAATTGAAATCTTGGAGTTGAACTTCCTAACGCATAAGGTGTTGATGAACTATTGCTTCCTAATACTACAAGTCCGTTTGCAGTTACACTACTTGAGAATGTAGCTGCTCCTGTATCTGCTATATTAAATACAGCGGTATTTGCTGAATTTCTACCAAATAATATAAATTTACCTCCTCCACTTGGTGCTTTAATTGACATTGCAATATCTGCATCATCGGGAGCTGCATTAACATTAACTCTACTTGAGAATGTAGCACTCGTTCCACCCAAAGCACCCGTAAGCGTTCCACCTGCTAATGGTAGATAAGTAGAACTTGCAGCACTTGTAGTTAAGTAAGTTGAGTTATCATAGCTTATAGTAGTTCCGCTAATCTTAACAAAACCTGTTCCGTTTAAAGCAGCTTGTTTGCCATTAAACGTAGTCCAATCGGTACTTGATAATAAACCTTGTTGTGAACCACTTGCAGTTGCAATAGCTAAAGTAATAGTTCCACTTGTTGTAATAGGCGTAGAGCCAATAGTTACTCCGCTTGTTGCAGAAGATAAGCCTACCGATGTTACCGAACCCGTGCCATAAGAAGTGCTATCTACACTACCATCGGCTTTTAAAAATTGCGAAGATGTACCGCCCGACTTAACTAAAGTAGTTGCGTTTAAAGTGCCTATGATTGTCGCAGCGTTACCACTACCACTTGTCTTATTTATGTATAAGCCTTCGCCACTACCACCCTTTGTAATATTTAAAGCAATACCACTACCGCTTGAATGTGTTATGCCAACTGTATCGCCACTACCAGAACTTGAAAAAGTACCTTTAGCAGCAATTAAAGTATGCGTTCCTAAATCTACGTTAGCCGTTGCGCCCGTGTAAGGAACGTAACCCGTTACACTTGGTATTTGAGAAGTAAGTGCTAAAGTTCCCGTAGCACTTGGTAGCGTGTATGTATTTGTTCCGTCCGTAATAGTGGACTCTAATCTTAACTGACCTGTAAATCTGCCCGTTCCCGTTACGTCTAACTTATATGTATTGTTAGTATTGTTAATTGATACATTACCAGAAGTATTTACCCTCATTTTTTCTGTACTACTTGTACCAATAATAGTAGCACCCGTTTGTGATATAATAACAAAGTCCCCTGCTACACCTGCCGAAACAAACTGCCCGTTAGTAGTTACAAGACCGAACTTAGCTTGGTATATAGAACCCGTTACCGCTTCGCCCATTGATACGCTCGGAGCATTACCGCTTAAACGTAAATGATTATCAGCAGTAGTATTATAAATCTCAATAGACCTTTGGGGCGTTGTAGTTCCAATACCTAAACGATTATTAGTAGCGTCCCAAAAAAAGTTATTAGTTCCCGTTACACTATTTGCTCCGTTAAAAAATGTTACTTGCCCACTTGCACCCGAACCCGAAATTAAAGAAGTAGGGAACGTAATTAAGTTACCTGCTCCGTTAATATACTGCGCACTTGTTCCTGAAAACGCTAAAGCTAAAGTTCCCGATGTTGTTAAAGGACTACCAGATACGCTTATCGCATCGCCACCTACTGTTAATGCTACGCTTGTTACAGTACCTACGGCACCGCTTGAACGTTGCCAAATAGTACCTGAATAAATCACATAATCGCCAACCGCAAAAGTAATCGGACCAGCGCCAAAGTTTACTGTTCCTGCTACGTTACAAATATAAACGTCTCCCGTGTCTCCCGTTCCGTTTGCAAGTGTAGGGGTGTTAGTCGCTGCGTTCCAAGTTCCTTTGTATTCCATAATAGAACTCGGTAGCTGACTAATAGGAACTTTACCACCACTATCCAAAGAAGCGTAACCATTACTTACACCCTTCTCACTTCTTAATTGGTAAGTATCTAATAAAGCTTGTGAAGGGAAAACTTCGGTATAAGCCGAACCACTCCATAAGTAAAGTTTCTGAGTGTCTTTAGCACAATAGATAACGTTAATATCGCCAACTGCAGGGAACCCTGCAAGGTTAGTATAAAACGAAACTGCACCGCTAAATATCGCCCCTAATTGTGCAAGTGTAATCTTCTTACTTACTCCACTATCCGGGTCTCCTATAATAGTTAAATCGGTACTAACTGGTGCTAACTCGGTAGCTAATTGGTTAATTTTTTTGCCTATCATTCTGTATAGTTATAGATGCTCGGAACTTGGCATCTGTCATTTAAGTAAGGTAATTCCATTGTAATATCAATCTTAACTCCGGCTAAGTAATCTGGATCACTTTCAGTAAAGTAAGTCAAAGGTGCAGTATCGCCAATATCCCAAATCGCTTTAGGGTAACGTAACTGCGCAACTATGTCTTGACCTACTAAAGTCATATCCGATAAAACCTCGGTTTCGTTTGTCTCTTCCATTAACATTCTGTCCATAAAATAAAGGCTAAAATTATAAGTAATATTTTTAGCGTTTATAGTTGCACCTGTTAAAGTGTAGAACATAGCAGGGTAAGTAACCTCGCCATTAGATAAACGTTCCCACACATCGCCAAAGTAAACAAAGTTAATTTGTTCGTGGTCGTTTCCGAGTGTCGTTATTTGTTTGACGATTTGGTTTAATGTCAGGCTCATTCTTAATTTTTTCTAAATAAACACGCAGTTTATTTTGGTTTTTTATTGTTGTTACTTTACTCATAATTAGCAATCACTACAACCTCTATTCCCTTGATAAAGTTCCTCGAAGCTTT